ATTCTTGAGGAGATAGCCAAATGACGCTAGAGGAGTTTGAAGCCGGAATACAGTCGGCTGAATCAGATTTGGTAGAGCAATACACAAGAAAGTTCGGCATGGCTCCGCCAGATATGGACAATCTTGAGTTCCTAGGCTCGAAAATTGATCGTTTGCGGTCAGCTATTGAGTCAAACGAGGTGATTCAGGATATAATCATCCCTGATGGTGCTGACATTTAGCACTTTTTGTAGCAGGGCTACAACCATTGCAAACTAGAGGTGACGCATGGAATTTTTGAATGAAGTAGAACTTGATGAGACTGTTAAGGCACAGTTAGCAGAAAAGTTTAACCAGACACTTCAGAAGACTTTAGACGAGAAGCTCGCCGAAGAAGTCTCTGGACTCAAGGCTAAGAACGATGAGCTTCTAGCTGAAAAGAAGGCCGCACAACGCGCCAAGGAGGAACTAGATGCCAAGGCAAGAGCTGAAAAAGAAGAAACTGCTAAAAAGCAAAACGACTTCCAACAACTCTACGAGTCGCAAAAAAATGAAGCCGACTCCTTACGGAAGAAAATCGAAGAAATGAATCACGCCGTGCAACGGCAGACAATCAGTGGAGAAGCGGCTAAAATAGCTTCAGCATTGACAAAAGACGTTGCAAAGGCAAAACTTCTCGAAAAGGAGATCAGCCAGAGGCTATCCCTAGTCGAAAATGAAATCCGAGTAGTCGACGATTCAGGACAACTGACCGTTAGCACTCTGGATGACCTGACAGCACAGATCAGAGCGAATTACCCGTTCTTGATCGATGGCATTCAGGCTCAAGGCGGCGGAGCCGCACGTTCACAAGGCAGGGCTGACGTGGGCGGCAAAGAAATCAGCCGTAGTCAATTTGACGAGATGAATCAAGCTCAACGCGCTAGGTTCTTTCGTGATGGCGGCAAAGTAATCAATGATTAAGTCACGTTAAGGAGCCCATCATGGCGAACGTATTAACTGATCTTGCGGCAGATATCTACAAAGCCGCCGATGTTGTAGGACGGGAGCTTGTAGGCTTCATTCCTGCTTCTACTATCAATGCTGACGGCTCAGAGCGAGCGGCAAAGGGTGACGTAGTTCGCGCCTCTTTCACTCGTGAAGCATCAGCCGTTGACGTATCAGAGTCTATGACCATTCCAGAAGGAACGGATCAGACTGTTGATAACAAGACACTGACAATCTCTAACGCTCGCGCGGTACAGATTCCTTACACTGGAGAAGACGTACTTCACCTGAACAACGGTATCGGTTTCGAGACTGTGTACGGTGACCAGATTGCTCAGGCAATGCGTACTCTGACCAACGAAATGGAGCAGGACTTGTGGGAAGAAGCCTACACGAACTCCTCACGCGCGTTCGGTACAGCAGGCACAACTCCATTTGGCTCTAACTTCTCTGAGATTGCTGAAATCCGCCAGATTCTGGTCGATAACGGTATGCCACAGAACGATGGTCAGGTGTCTTTGGTCTTGAACACGCTCGCAGGAACTAACTTGCGTCAGTTAGCTCAGTTACAGCAAGCAAACACTGCTGGCGGTACTGATCTTCTGCGTCAGGGCATCTTGCTTGATCTTCAAGGTCTTGGCATTCGTGAGTCTGCACAAGTCGGCATCCACACCAAGGGTACTGGTACTAGCTACCTCTTGAACGATGCTTCATCTGCTATCGGTGACACAACGATCGACGCAGACGGCGGTTCAGGTACTATTATTGCTGGTGACATCGTTACATTCGCAGGTACTTCTACCAAGTATGTTGTGAACACAGCTCTGTCTGGTGGTTCATTCACTATCGGCGGAACTGGTTTGTTAGCGGCTGAAGCTGACAACGATGCAATCACTGTTGGTAACAACTACACAGCGAACATCGCTTTCCATCGCCGTGCTTTGGAATTAGCGGTTCGTGCGCCAGCAGTGCCAGAAGGCGGAGACATGGCAGACGATGCTATGACAGTTCAAGATCCAGTTTCAGGATTGGTATTCGAGGTTCGTGTTTACAAGGGCTATCGTAAGACCATGATCGAGGTTGCGGCATCTTGGGGTGTTAAGGCGTGGAAGTCTGACTTCATCGCTACACTGGTCGGCTAAGACCATGACGGGAGCTACGGCTCCCGTTTTTACTGAAGCCCATTCATCCAAGCTGGTTCGGATGAGTGGGTTTCACTAAAGGAGACTCAAATGGCAGAGACTAAGACAGCGGCTAAAAAGCCGGCGGCAAAGAAAACCGCTACTAAGGCAACTGGGCAAAAGCTCACTAAGATGGTAAGGGATGACGGCAAAGAAGCCATGGTTCATCCATCAATGATCGACGCTTATAAATCAGGCGGATTCAAAGAGGCTTAAATCATGGCACTTGTCGTTGAAGACGGCTCAGTAGTCGCAGGAGCAAACACTTACGTTACGCTTGCTGAGTTCAAGGCATGGGCGGATGACCGTGGCATAACATACGGCACAGATGCGGCAGTGACACAGCAAATTTATCGCGCAATGGATTATTTCGAGCGTTTGCAGTTCATCGGCAACAAGGCCAACGAGAATCAGCCGCTTCAATGGCCTCGCACCGAAGCTCTGATCGATGGTTATTACGCTGATGCCACAGAGATACCGGCTCCGGTCAAACTTGCTGTATACGAGGCTGTCGTTGTAGAAGCCGCAGGAAACAGCGAGCTAGAAGTTCAGGATCGCAAGACTCTGAAAGAGAAGATCGGCGATATTGAGGTTCAGTATGCTGACAACAGCGAAAACCGGAAGATTACACCAGCATTGCAATATGCTCTGAATAAGATCGTACAGCCGGCGTTTCAGGTATTGCGCGTATGAGCTTCAACTACACCGGACTCAAGAGCTCTGCTACGGCCTTGCTGACTAAGTTCGGTCGTCAGTTAACATTCACGCGCACCACCAAAGGCGCGTATTCGGCCGCAACCGGCAAGACGTCAGATACGACAGCGACATTCGAAAAGTACTGCTGTGTTTTCGACTATCTCGCGTCCGAGGTCAACGGCGGGACTATCCAGCAAGGTGATCGGCGTATTCTGTCAGAAGCGCATGAGTACGAATTAAATGACTCAGTAAACCTCGATGGAAAAATCTATCGAGTTATCAGCATCTCAGAGAATAAGCCAGCAGGCACTCTGATGAGCGTGGATTTACAGGTGAGATCATGAGCGTTGAAGATGACTTGATCAGAGCGTCAGTTAATTTCTCTGGGATTCACCGACAAAAAATTCGCGGTACGCTCCTTAGCTTCTCTCGTCGGGTAATCAGGGAGACGCCAGTAGATACTGGCAGATTGCGCGGAAACTGGCAGTCTAGTTTAAATGTGCCGGAGAATATTCCTGTCGAGAGATTTCAGAAAGCGAAAACATCTGGATCAGCGAGCGCAGATGCAAGCGCAACGATAGATAGACTTCAGATCGGAGATATCTTCTGGTTTACAAATAATCTGCCGTATGCGAGGCGCATTGAAGAAGGTTACTCGTTGCAAGCTCCGCAGGGTATGCTACGCAGAAACGTGGCCTTATTAGCGAGTAAGTTCAAATGAGTACGATATTCAACGACATACAGGCGGCTTTGGATACACGGCTGGTTTCGATGTCTGGAGGATATGCGATCGCTTTCCCTAACATTCCATACGAGCCAGAAGCCGGCACAACATATCTGAGGCCTACATTCCTTCCGGCTGATACAAGTCAGGCCGCACTAGGCGATAACGGAAAGGATATAACAGTCGGTATATATCAGGTTGATGTATTCAATCCGGCTGGCTCTGGCAGGACTTCCATACCAGATACTATTGCGGATCACTTCAAGCGCGGCACTAATCTGGCTTATAATGGCATAACATTGCGGATACAGTCGGTTTCGATTCTATCTGCTACGATTGATGGCTCATGGCAGATCGTGCCGGTATCCATCAGCTTTTACACATATACTGACGCGAGGTAACGCAAAATGGCTATCGCAAACGGCGCACAACACTCACTGCATTACATCGCAGAGAGTACGTATGGAACCACTCCATCAACTCCGACATGGACACCACTGCCGCATACAGGCACGACTCTGGCATTATCGAAAGATGGTATCGAGTCAGAGAAGCTGAGAGGCGATCGTCAGGTCGAAGATTTCCGCCATGGCAACAAATCAATCGGCGGTGACGTCTCATCTGAGATGGAATATGGAGCATTTGATGACATCCTTGAAGCCGTTATGTGCGGAACTTGGTCAACCAATGTCCTGAAGTCTGGCACAACTCGACGCTCATTTACGCTAGAGCGTAAGTTTGCTGACTTGGATACTCCTGAGTTTCATCGCTATACAGGCGTAGAGTTCAACACACTTTCGCTTTCTATCTCGCCAAATGCGATGGTCGGAGCTACATTCTCGGTAGTCGGCAAGGACTTGGCACTGGCTACTGCTGAAGTCGCCTCGTCAACTTACTCTGCTGACGTAGGTAATACGCCATTCGATTCGTTCACTGGCTCGATCACTGAAGGCGGTTCATCTATCGCGACAGTTACTAGCTTGGAGATCACGATCGAAAACGGGCTAGAGCCATTATTCTCAGTCGGAGCAGACACAACTAATCGTCCATCGATCGGTAAGTCTCGCGTGACAGGAAGCCTGACTACATATTTCGACAGCAAAGCTCTATACGAGAAGTTCATCAACGAGACTGCATCTGAAATCGTCTGTACTCTGACTGATACAGCAGGGAATGACATCCAGATCGACATCCCTAACGTGAAGTACAACTCAGGACAACCGGATGTGTCCGGTGAAGGTGCTGTGACAATCGCGATGGATTTCGTTGCTCTGTACAGCTCTAGTGATGCTTCACAGCTTGTGATTACACGCACACCGGCATAAACGTAAAGGAACCAGCAAACAATGGATATCAACAAGCTACAAACAGTAGGTGACCATGAGGAAGGCGCAGAATGTAATATTCTGTCGCCTGTTGACGGGATGCCAACAGATGTCTACATCAAGATCAAAGGCTCTGACTCCAAATCGTGGAGAAAGGCCAAGAAAGATCAGATGGCCAAGATCATCGAGGCTCGTCAAAAAGACAAGATGGATCATCTCGATTATGAAGGAATGGATGCAGAGGCGTTAGCCAGTGTCACCATTTCATGGAGAGGTATTACCAAGGATGGTAAGCCTTACGAGTTCAGCAAGGAAAATGCACTCAAGCTGTACCAAGAGTCGCCAGCAGTCGCTAGTCAGCTTCTTGGGTTCATCGAGCAAAGAGAGAATTTTACCGACGACTGATTGACGAGTTCGTCACTTATGGTCGGTGGTGCTTCTGGATCAATGGTTATCCTGAAGGCTCAAAGATCAGTCGATACGAAACTCTAAAGCAAGTCGAGAAGGCCAGAGGCGTATTACCGCCTGATTTGCAAAACGCGCCAAAGCTATCTGAATACCACTCAGATGTTTGGCAGACATATATTTTGCTGAAAGAGTATACTTACAGCGAGATAGAAAGTTATATGCGGGTCACTGGCTTCATACTTCATCAATGGGAAATTGAGGCCATAATGACTCTGAGCAGATACAGGGATCAAGAACCGATATGGCCACTGAATACGCAACCCTAGTCTTTAAGGCCGACACCAAAGAGCTTGGTCAGGCCTACAATCAGCTGAAGAAACTCAACCAGCAAGGCAAGATCACAGACAAAACCCTGAAATCGTTTGAAACTCAAATGAAGGGTATTCGTGGTGCGGCAGGCGATGCTAGCAAGGGACTCCAGAATATGGGTCGCGGTGCTGGTCAGGCCGGTATTCAGGTTCAGCAATTCGTAGGACAGGTTCAGGCCGGCACAAATCCAATGCTGGCTTTCTCACAGCAGGCGGCTGACTTAGGTATCGTCTTAGGCGCACCAATGCTCGGTGTGATTGCCGCGCTCGGCGCTTCACTCGGAATGGTTCTTCTGCCGCAGTTATTCAAAGGCAGTAGAGCCTTAGAGGATTTCGATGAGGTAGCCAAAGAGCTTGATATATCTCTTAGGACTGACGCTCCAGCCTTGTATGCGGCTCGCCTGAAGGAGCTAGAGAAAGCAGAGCGAGAAGCTAGAGAGGAGATACAAGCAAGCGAGCTCGCTCTAATCAAGAAACAGAAATTCTTGGCGATGCAACAAGGCTTCTACGATGCCAATACTATCTCAGCAAAGCGATTGGCGTTCTTCACGAAGCAGTATAACCAAGAAGAAACTGAGCTACTTGTAACGCTCGATCAGCAGAGAATCGCTTTGAAGGAGGCGATGACTGCAACCAGAGAGTTTGCCACTGCGAAAACAGAAGCAGAGATAGCGGCTGAAAATCAAGCTGAAGGAATCCGCCAACTCGTATTAGATCTGACTCTGCAAGAGCAGAAGCTCAAGATGAATGAGGTGGCATTTGCAGTCTATGAAGCGCAGTTAAAAGGCGCAGATGCGGCAGTTTCAGAGTTCATCAGAACTACGATGGCGAGCATCGAGGCGTTAAAAGAGCAAGAGAAAGCTAGCCAAGCCGCTGACAGGTTCCTAGAGAAGCTCGAAAAGCAAGCCGGAACATTCAAACTATCAAGGTCTGAAGCATTGCTTCTTGAGTCTGCAACTCACAGTTTAAGCATTGCAGAACAAGAGAGGGTGGCGATCCTTATCCAGCAAATAGCACTGGAAGAACAGCGCACAGAGAAAATGAAGCAAGCGCAGGCCGCGCAGAAAGAATTAGTGCAGATGGGTCTACTCGATGCGGAACGCGATGAAATCGATTCGTTGATGAGGCGAGAGCAGAAGCTGGAGGAGTTCAGAGCGAAAGATCTGATATCGGAACGGCAATATGCGGAAGCTAAGAAGAATATCGAGCGCGAGCAGAGAGATTTCGCCATTAAATCGGCTGGAGATGCGCTTAATGCATTAGGCCAGACCAACGAGCAAGCCTTCAAGATCGCGAAAGCCTACAACATAGGCCAAGCCATCATGAACACTTATACAGGGGCTACAAAGGCTTTAGCAGAGCTTCCACCGCCATTAAACTTTATCGTAGCGGCGGCTACGGTGGCGAACGGTTTAGCTCAAGTACAGCAGATCAGATCACAGCAGTTCCAAGGTCGTGCTTTGGGCGGTCAGGTTCGCTCTGGTGAGTCGTATGTTGTTGGTGAGAGAGGTCCAGAGGTTCTAACGATGGGTTCAGGTGGACGAATTACGCCAAACGACAAGCTCGGCGGGCAACAACAGGTCGTTAATAAAGTGGCTAACGTGAACTTTCAGATCACCACAGTAGACGCTCGCGGGTTCGACAGTCTGTTACAATCGCGCAGAGGCCAGATTATCAATATGGTCAATACAGCGATGAACGATAAAGGCAGGAGAGGCGTAGTCTAATGGCTGGCACATATCCAACCACACCAGAGTTTCAGGCAATCAACCTTGAATCACGCCATAACAACGTGATGTCCGAAACTGTCTCAGGCCGTATGCAAGTTCGGACGTTAGGCGGACAGAGATGGTCGTTTACTGCAAAATACAATCCAATGACTCGCGAGGAGTTTCAGCCTGTTTTCGCGTTCGTGATGAGTCAGCAGGGTCGATTTGGCACGTTCACCATCGTACCGCCAGTGATCGGCAATGCTAGTGGAGATGTTTCTGGTACTGCTTTAGTCAATGCGACAACAGCGGCAGGAGCTACATCTGTTGCTATTGATGGTATTACAGGCACGATCAAGGCCGGAGATTTCATCAAGTTTGCTAGTCACTCTAAGGTCTATATGGTCACCGCTGATCGGGCAGGGGCGGGGAGCGTATCTATTGAGCCGCCATTGGTGTCCGGTGTAACAGATAACGAAGCGATTACATACGATAGTGTTCCATTCACAATGCGGTTGGCTAACGATGTTCAGTCGTACAATCTGGCGTCGAACGAATATTACGAATACGAACTGGATATGATTGAGGTACTGTAATGCCTCGTACAGTCAACGCCTCGACATTAACTGCCCTACAAGCTGACTCGGTACGTCTTGCTCACTTGGTAAGGATTGGGTTCGATACAGAGCTTTTCCTGACCGATTACGGCCACCAGATCACCTATGACGCAAATAATTACTTGGCCGCATCACACTTCTTGAGCTTAGGAACATCACAAGAAACTCAGGATTTGCGCGTAGGCTCGTTGAGTTTAAGCATTTCAGCAGTCGATCAGTCTTATGTCTCGATCTTCTTGAATCAGGAATATGTGAATCGTCGGGTTCGTATCTGGCTTGCTGTATTAGACAGCAGTGCGGCTATCATCGGTGATCCGATCAAGACATTCGATGGTGAGATTGTCGGCTACTCGCTCCAGAACTCCGCAGACTCGGCAGTTATCAATATGGAGATGGCATCGCACTGGTCTGACTTTGAACGGAAGAATGGCCGATTCACCAATCAGAACAGCCAGCAATACTATTTCCCTAGCGACACTGGTATGCGTTTTGCGGCAGAGTCGATCAAAGACATCAAGTGGGGTAAAGCCTGATGGGTTGGTTTAGTAATTTCATCAAGAACCCTATCGGAACGGTTAAGGATACCGTCAGTGATGTCGTCGATACCGTTGTTGATGTAGTCGAGGATGTAGTTGACCTAGCCGTTGATATTGTTGGCGACATTATCTCTTGGGTCATCGATATCCCTGATGTACCGGATATAGATCAAGACGCTCAATCTGTACTGGTCAACAAGAACTCAAATATCGCTCAAATCCCTGTCGTATACGGCACTCGAAAGATGGGCGGAACCAGAGTATTCGTTGAGACATCAGGGTCGGAAAACAAATATCTCTACATCTGTCTGGTGCTTTGTGAAGGTGAAATCGACTCGATTGGCGAGATTTATATCAACGATGAAGCTCTTACCGGCTCTGCTTACGCTCCATACGTCACAGTAGATAAGAAAATCGGTACGGATAGCCAGACTGCATCGACTGTCTTGACCGCCGCGCCATCATGGAATTCTACCGATACTCTTTCTGGCATCGCTTATCTGGGCATACGGTTAGAGTTCAATCAGGACGTATTTAGCTCGATTCCGAATATCAACGCGATTGTTAACGGCAGAAAGATCTATGATCCTCGCACTGCAACCACAGCCTTATCATCGAATCCAGCACTCTGTCTTAGGGACTACCTGACTAATACCCGTTACGGCAAAGGCTTAGATGCATCCCTAATCGACGATGCATCAATCTCGTCTGCCGCAAATGCCTGTGACACTGACGTTACTAACTACGATGGTTCAGGCGAGACTGTGAAGCGATTCTCATGTAATGCAGTCATCAATACCGACAGAAAGATATTCGATAACGTCAAAATCCTGCTGACGGGTATGCAAGGGATGATGCCATACCAGAACGGCACATATCGTCTCGTAATCGAGGATGACTATGACAGCACGTTCGATTTCGACACGGAAAACATTATCTCAGGGTTCAAGATTCAAGGCTCGACTAAGGATCGGAAATACAATCGAGTCACAGCTAAGTTCGTCAATCCTGATGCTAATTGGCAAGCAGACGCAGTCATCTGGCCGGAACCTGATTCATCGGACTACACAACATTCTTAACAGAGGACAATAACAAGCCTCTGGAGACTGAAATCGATCTGAACTGCACCACAAGCTATTATCAGGCTCGTAACATCGCTAAAACGCTTTGCCTAGCCTCGCGTAAGGCTGGACTGCAAATATCGTTTGTAGCGACTCCTGATGCGCTTAAATGCTCTGTCGGTGACATCGTGACGGTTACGCATCCGACTCCTGCATGGTCGAGTAAGGAATTTCGGGTTGTAGCATTGAGTATCAATTTCGACGCTACGGTCAATGTGAGCCTCGCTGAACACAATGCCACTGTCTATCCTTGGGTTTCTGATAAAGAAGAGCCAGCATCATTCGCGTCAAATCTACCTGATCCGCTGACTGTTTCTGCGCCTACTCTTTCGGTATCGGATGAGGTCAGGGTGCATAACGAAGAAGCTATTTCATTCCTGATCGCCAATGTATCGAGTACAGACCAATTTACAGAGCGTTTCGAGGTTCAGTCTCGGCTAGAAGGTGAGACTAACTTTGTCACAATGGGTCAGTCTGGCGGCGGTCAGTTTGAACAGGTCAACATTGAAGATGGTCGTGTATATACAGTCAGAGCTAGAGCGATCAACTCGCTAGGGGTTCGATCTGCATTTGCTACTGTCGAGCATCAGGTTGTCGGTAAGACAGCTCCGCCATCAGATGTAACCGGACTCACAGGTAACCTGATCGGAAACCAGTATTTCCTAAGCTGGAATGCCGTACCGGATGCTGACCTTTCGCACTATCGCGTTCGCTTTGCGGCAGAAGATGGCTCGCCTACCTATCAAAATGCAAACCCATTGGTTGATAAAGTATCTCGTCCTGCAACGTCTGTGTTCGTTCCTGCGCGTAATGGTACATATTTCGTTAAGGCTGTGGATAAGTTAGGTCTAGCGTCAGAGACTCCGGTATCGGTGGTTCTGAGTTCTAACATTGATGAGCTAGATAACTTCACTGGCATTCAGACTATTAACGAGCATCCAGACTTCAACGGCACGTTCGATGATGTGGTTGAAAACGATGCAGAAGATCGTCTGGTACTGGATACGTCAATCTTGTTTGATTCAGCGACAGGCGACTTTGATGACGCTCTTGGGCTGTTTGATGCTGGTTCAGGTAACGTCGATGCGGAAGGGTTCTACTATTTCGGAAACGATGTAGACCTTGGCGCAACCTACCTTGTACGGGCAACAGCTATCGTCAAATCTGTACGGGTAGACTATGTAAACCTGTTTGATTCTGCTGAAGGCTTATTTGATGATCGTCAGGGTACGTTCGATGGCGATGTCAACGCATTCGATGACGTAGGTGTAGAGGTACAGGCTCGATTCACGACAGATGATCCATCTGCTAGCCCTACATGGTCAGATTGGCAAGTATTCCAAGTCTCTGACTTTAAGGCTCGTGGTTTAGAGTTTAGATGCCGGATGACCACTACGGACGATCAGGCAACTCCGGCAGTGAATTTCCTATCGGTTCAATTAGATATGGGCGACAGGACAGAATCAGGCGATGATGTGGTGTCTGGAGCTGGTGCGAAAGTCATTACATTCAACAAAGCATTCCAAGCAACTCCGGCCATTGGTATTGGCGCACAGGATTTACAGACAGGTGATTACTACACACTGTCGTCAAAATCACGCACAGGGTTTACAATTACATTCTATAACAGCAGTGATACTGCTATTAGCCGCACGTTTGACTATGTGGCGAAAGGATACGGACGCGAGGTAACGTAATGAGCCAAAATGATTTCACCATAGCCAACCAAGGCTTTCCGGCTTTTCGGGCAGACTTAAACTCTGCTTTACAAGCGTTGGCCTCGCTCAGTGAAGGAGCGACAGAGCCTAGCACTACCTTTGCCTATCAACTTTGGTATGACAGCACTACGGACATCCTGAAGGTTCGCAATGCTGACAATGACGCATGGATCAACCTGTTTAACTTTGACCAAGCGACAGACACAGTATCGGTCGAAGGTACTGACCTTGTGGACGACACCACTCCACAATTAGGCGGTGACCTAGATACGAACGGCAACAACATCGAATTCGGTGATAGCGCGGCCTCAACAGATGATCGTGCAGTGTTCGGTGCTGGCTCAGATATGTCGATCTACCATGACGGATCACACAGTTATATCGTTGACTCAGGTACAGGCAACTTGAAAATTGCGGCCAGTCAGATCGATCTACTAGGTGGTGCTGATGGTGCTGAGACAATGGCGACATTCGTTGATGAGGGAGCAGTCACACTTTACTACGACAACGCCACCAAACTCGCCACAACCTCCACAGGCATAAGCGTCACAGGAACAGCATTAGCTACCACAGATACAGATACAACCAACACTGGATCGGTCACTTTGGACTTTGGGGCTAACCAGAACTTTGTCCTGACGCTGACAGGCAACGTCACTCTGGCAAACCCTACGACAGAGCAAGTAGGTCAGTCTGGCTTCATCGTGTTCATTCAGGACGCAACTGGTGGACGGACGGTAAGTTTAGGCACTGACTATGAGACTGCCGGTGGTGCAGGATTAACGCTATCGAGTGCGGCAAGTACGACTGATATTGTCCCATACGTTGTGGCGGCATCAGGTCGGATTCTTCTTGGCACACCTCAGTTAGCGTTCGCGTAAGGAGAATCTATGTCAGGCCCATTTGGAGCAGGATCGTTACAGTATTTCTCGGGTGGTGCGGCTGAGTTCTACAGCTTCCCGATAGAGCAGAGTCTACGGTTTAACGATGATGACAGTGCGTACCTGAGTTGGACTCCTGCGTCTGCGGGTAATCGTAAGACTTGGACTTGGAGTGGTTGGGTAAAGCGTGGGAATCTTGGCTCGACTCTTGGATTGTTTTCATCCGATGGGACAGACGATGCTACTAAGTTTGAGTTGTTTTTCTCTAGTGGCGATCAATTAGGCGCACAAGGTAACTCAACATCGTTCTTCAGGACTACTCAGGTCTTTCGTGATCCATCGGCTTGGTATCACATTGTCTTGGTTTGGGACGCTGTAAACACAACTATTGAAGTGTATGTGAATGGTGAGCAAGTCACATCATGGGCAATCAGCCCCACTATTTCAAACACAGACTATGGTATTAGCAGAAACGCAGAACATTATCTTGGTTCAAGAGATGGCGGAGGTAGCAACTTTGACGGCTACATGGCCGAAGTCAACTTCATTGACGGTACAGCCTATGACGCTGACTCATTCGGTGAACTGAAGAACGGTGTGTGGATTCCTAAAGACCCATCAGGACTGACCTACGGTACGAATGGCTTCCGATTGAGCTTTGCAGACGATGCAGAGGTGGAGGCGTTTAATACTGTTTTGTATCGGGGTAATGGCGGTACACAGTCTGTCACTGGTATGGGCTTTCAGCCTGACTTGGTGTGGATTAAGCAAAGAAATACTGCAAGAAGTAATGTCCTAACTGATGCGGTTCGTGGAACTACTAAAACACTTTTATCAAACGCAACTGACTCTGAATACACAATTACAGCAGGTCTAACTGCGTTTGATTCAGATGGTTTCACTGTTAGTAGTAACGATAATTTTAATCAGTCAGCAGGAACCTATGTCGCATGGGGTTGGAAAGCAGGAGACTCTAACGTATCCAATACTGATGGCTCTATCACCAGTACGGTACGGGCTAACACTACCTATGGTTTCTCTATTGTTAGTTGGACTGCTACAGGAACTCCAAGTGACACTATTGGTCATGGTCTTTCATCTGTACCAGATTTGATTATTGTCAAAGACAGAGATACTGCCTCTGATTGGTGTGTTTATAGCGAAACTACAGGTGCAGGTGCATTTCTGAAGTTAAACGATACTGCGGCATCTACAGCTAACACTACGATGTGGAACAACACATCTCCAACATCTTCAGTTTTTAATTGGGGATATAGTGGCGGCAACGACATCATCGCCTACTGTTGGTCTGAGAAGGCGGGGTATTCTAAGTTTGGTAGCTACACAGGCAATAGTACATCAGGACATAGCATCACTGGGCTAGGATTCAAACCTGCATTTTTGTTAATAAAAAACACAAGCTCTGCGAGAAATTGGACTCTTAATGATGGAACAAGGGACACTACGAATCGCAGAACATCTACATTACGTCCAAATCTATCAGATGCTGAAGCTACTTACGGCGGGATAGATTTTGATTCTGATGGGTTTACTTTGTATGAGACAGGCTTCGATCAAAATTACTCAGGCGACACATACATCTATGCCGCCTTTGCAGACACACGGGAAGCGGCCTTCTGGCTAGATCAGTCTGGTAATGACAACGATTGGCAACCTGTCAACCTAGACCATAACGATACGGTGGCTGATAGTCCGACTGATAACTTTGCTACGTTGAATCCTTTGTCTGTTCCAGCAAGCCCATCAAGAACATTCAGTGATGGTAACTTACGGTTTGATGCGACAACAAACAACGCAAAAGCTCTTGGAACAATACTACTACCAACATCGGGTCAATGGTATTGGGAAGCTACTCAGTTAGGTGGGACGACTACTGCAGTGATTGGCGTAGCAACTGCGAACTATAATAATACATCAACCCAACGAATTGCTTATCGCAATGATGGCGTGAAGATTGATGAAACAGGCGCTACTTCAAGCTATGGAGCAGCGTATCAGTCAGGCGACACGATTGGTGTAGCGTTTGATGCAGATGCAGATACATTGACGTTCTACAAGAATGGCGTATCTCAAGGGACTGCATTTACAGGAATGGCGGCAAGAAGCGACAGTGGTTTAGTACCGTTTGTACAGGCACAGACAACGACACCACTTGAGGTGAATTTCGGCCAACAACCATTCAAGTATGATCCACCGGAGTAAGCTATGGCATATTTACCACTAAGCACAGCCAACCTACCTGATCCGGTGATTGATCCTGCACAGGGAAGCAGTCCTGAAGATTACTTTGATGTGGACTTATACACTGGAACAGGCGCATCA